TCCTCTCCCTTCACTCCTTTACCCTTTTCCCTCGAATGTACTCGGGATTCTCTAGAGAAACTGATAGGGGTGGGGGGTATAAACCGAGGGGGTAGGGGGATCTTAAGGTGACTGGAGGCCCGCCCAGGTGTGGGGGATAGCCCCTCCGCTATACCGGGGACTTACACAGAAATCCCAAAGTGTATCTCCATCCTAAACTAAGATAAAGCTAAGATACACTCCAAGGTATAGGTATTCCCAAGGATACACAATATACAAAAGGTGGTAGGAAGTCTCCTTAACGGCCCCTCGGGGGGCCTTAAGTAATACTAGGGTATACTAAGGTACTTTAAAGTATACTAAGATATAATATAATAAGTATACTTATATAGTACTAAGGTAATACTAAGTACCCTTAAGTAATACTAAGGTAGAGTATGAAGAGTACTAAGATAAAGACTAAGAACAAGAACAAGAGTAAGACTATAGTAACCCGTAAGCATACCGGAGGAGGCTCAAGACCTATAAGTATCCTCACAGATACCTTGAAGTTCAAGGTATTAACCCTATACTCCAAGGGCACCCCAATCATAGACATAGCTCTCCAACTGAACATCTTCTCTAGAGACATCAGCTCCTTCATAACATATCACCTCCAATCCATGAATAGTACTAGGGAGACTAATAAGCTCCTGGAGACTAGTGGTCTTAATAACAATAGATATCTCCCTACACCTGAGGAGATGTCTAAGGAGTTCATAGACACTGAAGTACCTGAGAAGTGCCTAGAGTACGCCTACTACATGGGTATGACTGGTGATAATAAGTATGCCCTTAAAGCCTCAGGACTCTCTAAGTCAATCATAGCTAAGACTGGAGGTAGCTCTGGTGCATCTAGGACCTACGCTATAAGAAGCAGGGGTATGTATCTACGATCCCTCCCATCAGTACAGAAGGAGATTGATAGAGTACGTAGCAATGAACTTAGAATCTCCGATGTAGATAAACCCTACTTAGTCACAGAGATACTTGAGCAACTTAATCAGGCTAAGGAGCTAGCAGTAGATGACCCTACTCAACGTAGACATGCTGTAGCCCTCTTAAGGATGCTAGGTGATACTATACCAGATGCCTTCAGTCATAGCATTAAGATTACTGAGGTAAATCCAGAAGACTCTCTACAAGCCCTTATTGAGATGGCAGAGAAGGATCTACCAACTACCACCTCTACATATACTATAGAGGATAATGAGGTAGGAGGAGAGGGAGGAGAGGATGAATAGTAGAGATACCCTACAAGCTAAGTTAAGATATCTATATAAGGTAAACCCTTTGGCCTTCCCCCGTGATGTACTTGGTGTAACCCTTAGTGATCAACAGGAGGACCTCTTCCTAAAGATGATAGACTACGAGGCCCGTGTAGCCTGTAAGTCAGCTACTGGTACTGGTAAGACCTTCGTCCTAGCAGTAGTTATCCTCCACCAATTACTCACGGAGTCGGAAGTAAACATCCTAGCTACTAGCCCATCAGCAGGACAGCTTAACCGTGGACTCCGATCTGAGCTAGGTAAGCTGCATAGGATGATTAAGGATAAGACTCTTAAGGATAGTATAGAATTACTTAGAGATATAGTATATCTTAAGGGGCTTAAGGATACCCACTTCTGTGCCCTAGTGACTGGGTCTGCTGAGAATGAAGAGAGCTTAGCGGGATTTCATTCAAAGAAGGTCCTCATACTAGTAGATGAGGCATCTGGCATAGAGTCAAGAGTTATGGGTATCCTCAAGGGTAACTTAACTACTCCAGGTAGTAGTATGATCCAGATCACTAATCCCCAGAGACCTAGTGGTGCCTTCTATGATCTTATGATGAACCCACCCTCTAGATACCACTGTATCACCTTAACAGCCTTTGGCTCGCCCTTCATAGCTGAGAGCTGGATCAAGGAGGTTGAGGAGGAGTATGGAGTAGATAGTGACTTCTATAAGGTAAGGGTCCTCGGAGAGTTCCCTAGCTCTAGTGATAACATCTTCATACCTAGAGATACTATAGACCACGCTAGAGATAACCATATAGACTTCAAGGATTACCACAGTTACCCTATAACCCTAGGTGTAGATGTAGCCCGCTTCGGTTCCGATAAGACTATCTTCATTAAGCGTCAAGGACCCAAGGTACTAGACATACAGAAGTTCCAGGGACTTGATACCATGGAGGTTACTGGAGAGATACTTAGCTACTATAATCTTAATAGGGGTATATCTCAAATCTATATTGATGAGGTAGGCCTAGGGGCTGGTAGCTATGATAGAGCTAAGGAGTTAAACTTACCAGTAGTAGGTATTAACGTAGGTATGAAGTCTACTAATAGTAAGGCATACTATAATCTCAGGGCTGAGTTATATAGCGAGCTTAAGGAGTGGCTCAGGTCTGGTGCTGATATCCCACATGATGATGAACTTATTGATCAACTATCCTCTCTCCAGTATGGCTTTAACCAGAGGACCCAGCTACAGCTTATGACTAAGAATGATATGAAGAAGAAGTTAAATCTACCTAGCCCTGATATAGCGGATGCCCTAGCCTTCACCTTCTATCCATCCTCAGGTCTCTATAATATGACTAGAGTTAGGAAGAGGGGCATACGTAAGTCTAAGTGGTCTTGATACATATGTATGCCATAGTGGTAGTACCCGCCAACGAAGAGAATAACGACTTAAATTATATAGGAGTTCTTAGATGCCAGGAATAGAAGTTCAAGGTACTGAAGATATGGTCAAAGCATACTTAGCGGAAGCTGATGCCCTAGTACCTATAGAAGAGCCTGATATCAGTGATAGCCTACATAGCTATATCATGTCAGCCTTTAACGAGGCCCGTGATGCCAGAGAGACTGGTGATGTTAATGACTTGATGATGGAGGGACTTAGATCCTTTAATGGTAACTATAGTGCTGCTGAGCACCAACAGATAGAGGAGGAAGGTGGCTCAGCTATCTTTGTCAATCTCACTAGTACTAAGTGCAGAGTAGCCTCTAGTTGGATTAAAGATATCCTACTTAATGAAGATACCATATCTATAGAGCCTACCCCAATCCCAGAGTTACCACGGTCCGTAGCAGAGAATATAACTAAGGCCGTAGAGGAGGAGTTCCAGAAGTCTCTAGAGACAGAGGTGGAAGAAGAGAAAGCTCCACAAGAACAAGCAGAAGGACCTCCTCAGAATCAAGGGGCACCACAGGAGCAGCCTAAACCTAAGCAGGATACCCTTAAGACCATTAAGGAGATTAATGAGTTCAAGAGGGATATGGCTGATGCTATCCTTGAAGAGATTAATAGTGAGGCTAAGTATGCATTTAAACATACTGAGTTAGCTATCAGAGATCAAATGATAGAGGGAGATTGGACTAAGGCCCTTAGCGAGTTCATTGATGATTTCTGTATCTTCCCTACTGCTATCCTAAAGGGTCCTATCGTATCCATGGTACCTAAGTTAGTATGGAGAGATGGGGAGCCAGTGATTACTGATGAGTATACCTTCATTAATAAGAGGGTATCTCCATTAGATATCTACCCCTCTCGTGAGGCTACCTGTGTTAATGATGGTAACTTCATAGAGCATCTCCGGCTCTCTCGCTCAGAGTTAGTTGCACTACGTAAGATTGGGGGTCCCTATGATGCAGAGAAGATTACCAAGGTACTTGAGCAGGATGATGGCAAAGGCTTACCAAACTTAGATGAGAGTATAGAGCAAGAGAAAGCTGATGAGGAGCTTAGAGATAATCAAGTCGTAAGTAATAAGAATGTATACCATGGTCTCCACTTCTTCGGTGCTGTTGAAGTTAAACTCCTCAAGCTCTGGGGTCTAGAGTTAGGTATGGATGATGAGGATATAGTAGAGGTTGAGGCTATCCTTGTAGGCTCTCAGGTAATCAAGGCAGTACTTAATAAGGACCCCTTGAAGCGTAGGCCATACTACTCAGCTAGCTACCAGAACAGACCTGGAGCCTTCTGGGGAACTAGTCTACCCTATAGTATCCGAGATATCCAGCGTATAGTTAACGCTACTAGTAGGGCACTAATGAATAACATGGCTCTCTCCTCTGGTCCTCAAGCTGAGATCTATGTGGATAGATTAGCTGATGATGGAGATATTGAGGAGATCAGAGCACGTAAGATATGGCAGGTCACTAGTGATCCTATGGGTGCTGGTGGTAGAGCAGTTAACTTCTTCACTGTACCTAGTAATGCTGGAGAACTACTTAAGGTCTATGAGTTCTATGAGGCTAAGGCTGATGAAGTAACTATGATCCCTAAGTGGGCCTATGGTAATGAGAAGGTAGGTGGAGCAGCCCAGACAGCTACAGGGCTTAGTATGCTCCTTGAGACTGCTAGTAAGGGTATTAAAGAGTGCATACGCCACATTGACTTCGGAGTTATTATCCCACGTATTAAGTATGAGTTCTACCACTTGATGCTTTCAGGTAAGATTAAGTTTACTGGAGATATCAATGTAGTAGCTAGAGGATCTAAGGCACTGACTAATAAGGCTAGTGAAGCTCTTAAGAGACAAGAGTTCTTACGTATCATCACCATGCCAGCAGTACTAGAGCTTGTAGGTAAGGAGGGTGTCTCAAACCTGATTAGAGAGATGGGTAGTGAGATGGGCTTCGTAAGTAATATTGTACCTAGTAGACATGAGTTGAAGCTTAAGGAGAAAGATGAAGCTGAACAGGCTCAGGCTATGCAACAGGCTCAAGCTGAGGCTCAGATAGCTCCTACTAAGGTTCAGATTGAAGGACAAGAGAGGATGCATAAAGGTACTCTGGAACTCAAGGCTGCCGAGATGACTTCTAAGAGAGAACTTGAGGAAGCTAAGTTACAGATTAAAGCTATGGCAGAGGACCTCAGGAACCAGAGTAATATTAATAGGGATCAGACTACACTAGCTAAGGCTGGCATGGAAACTGAGCAGAAGAGGGAAGCTACTAGTAAGAGTATAGCCCTCTCTATTCAGAGTGGACATGAGGATAAGTCTCAACAATAAGTAAGTAGAGGAGGATCTATCCATGCGGGAGTAACTCAGTGGTAGAGTGCTCGCCTGAAGAGTGAGAGGCCGGTGGTTCAATCCCATCCTCCCGCACCATATAAGTACTGATAAGTAGCTAAGTGGTAAAGCACCCTGCTTATAACAGGGAGACTTAAGTTCAACTCTTAGAAGGACTACCAAAGAGGTACATATGGTCTTTAAGATTACTAAAGAAGATAAAGATAACTTAGATATACTTAAATTAAATAAAGTAGTAAAGGCTTCTCTAGAGATAAATCTGGAGAAATTAATTCTAACGACTCAGGATCACAGGTATGTTCAAGGCATAGTTAGTGTACTGAGAGACTTAGATAATATCTTAACTGACTCCATAAGCTAGGGCGAACTGGACGAAGGGAGAGTAATGGATGAACGATAGTAAATTGGATGCGGAGATTAAAGAACTTGAGGAACTTGCTTTTGGTATTAAGGATGAGGTAGAGGAAGTTGATGGGTCTGCGGAGACTACTGACACTGGTGCTACTGATACTACTGCTAAGAGTACTGAAGTAGAGACTGTCTCAACCGTAGAGACACCACCTACTCCTGATAAGGTTTCGGAACGCAACTGGGAGTCTGAGTATAAGACCCTACGAGCTAGTACTGATAACTACAAGTATATCACGCGGCAAGAGATGGCTAATCTAAAAGAGAGATTAGTAGCAGCTAGTAGGGAGATTGAAAGACTTAAGTCCTCTATCACTGTACCTAGTGAGGATATCTTCAAGGACACCTTTAGTAAGGAGGATGCTGACACTGTGGGTGAGGATGCGCTTCAGATGATGCAGAAGGCGGCTACCACAGCAGCGGATGCTAAGACTAAGGGTATTGAAGAGGAACTCAAGAGGGAGCGTCAATATAGACTTGAGGCTGATCAGAGATCCATTGAGGATGATAAGACTGCTGCTATTGGTATCTTCTTAAATAAACTTGGGTCACTAGTACCTGAGTATGAAGGCATTAACCTTGACCCTAACTTCGAGAAGTTCATTAAGGAGGCTGACCCAGTGAATGGGGGTAGTCGTCTTACACACTTTAAGAATGCTGAGAAGACTGGTAATGTCGGAGTAGTAGCTTCGTATATGAGGGAGTTCCTCGGTACGAGGGTGCCTAAGGATACACTAGCTGAGCGTGTAGGGCCTACGGGTACCACAGCTACAGATCAGGGCACAGAAGTTAAAGGTATACTTATCCCAGTATCAGAGGTAGATAAGTTCTATGATGATGTAATGAGGGGTAGGTTTAAAGGAAATAAAACTCTCCAAAGAGAACTAGAGACTAAGTATGACTTAGCATTCTCCAAGGGAGAGATAGATCATAATAGGTAAATAATATGGCAATTCGTGGTGGTGTAAATGATAGTTTGTATGGACCTTCAGTATCTGATAGTGCTTACGTAAAGCAGCTATTCGCTAAGAAGGTACTGAAGAACTTCTATGAGATTACAGTCTTTAATGATATCGCTAATACCGATTATCGAGGTGAGATTAAGAGCATGGGAGACAAGGTGTATCTTCGGACTACACCAGTATTGACAATCTCTGACTATCAGGTTGGGGAAGATATCTCTGGCAAGTATGAAGTTCCTGCGTCTAATAAACGTAAGCTTGATATTGATCAGGGTAAGATGTGGGCATTTCAGATTGATGATATTGATGAGGTACAGAGT